CTTTAGTTTGTTGATATAACGATTTTTCTAATGTACTCATAACTTACGCCTTTTTAAATGTATCATCGATCGGAGGGAATTGAAATTCTGCTTCATCCTCCTCAGGACGCTCTGATTCTTCTGCTAGTGTTTCGTCTGGTATGAACGATTTAGGATCTAAATTTTCATGTTCTTTCCAAGGTTCGTGTAACGGAATACGCTTTGGATACAATGCCTTATCTCCGTCTTCAATTTCTTTAGCTTCTTTTGCAGTTGCCGCCTGGCCTGGAGAGCCGCCGCTATAGCCGAAAGAAAAATCACTTAGTATTTGATTATCGGTTCCTGGTTTATCTTGCCAAGCTAATCCAGCTACTGTATTGTTTATAATTCCTGCTTTTAATTTTTTAATTTTAGCTTCGCCGTTAATTTCAACATTAACATCTAGATATAAATTATTTGATCCAATTGTATGATCGACCATTGCTCTTTCTTTAATAGCATTTGCTTGTATTACAGAATTTAAATCTACTTTTGTTTCCATGTTAGAGTCTACAGAAATATAATAATTGTCTTTTACAACTAAATTATGATCACCTTTTACATAAACGTTAGATTCTCCGTCAACTCTAAGATTAAAATCTTCTTCTACAAATTGATTAAAGTTTTTTGCCTGCATACTTGTATTTTCAATCGAGTGTATTGCTGTATTTTTATCAGAAATAATGTTAATGTTTTCTACAGCACTCATATTAATATTACGGCCAGCATTAAAATTTAAATCATTATCACTATTAACACTTATGCTATCTTCTGAGTAAATGTCAATTTTGCCGTTGGATGTCATTTCGATCCAACTCTTTCCGCTACCGTGTGCAATATAAATTAAATCTTCACTACAATTCATCATTATTTGATGCCCTGTACGTGTTTGAAGTTTTATCATTTCGTTTGCAGGAATATCTTTTTTCCCAGATTTATCACCTTTTTCAAAATTAGCATATTCTAGCTTGTCACCGTCGTCGCCGCCTGCAGCAGCTTTTCGCTGTAATGTTAAATCGCCGTCATCCATAATAAAAGAATGACCGCCTAATCTACTAAAGGGACGTTGAATTGAACTTCCTGGTGTTGGACCGTATGCATGTTTTGGACCATTTAAGTCTAGAGGTCCAGGAGTGGATATACCAAATACTGTACTAGGCGACTCTCGTCTAGCACTAGATGTATTTGTACCACGAACGTGATCTGAAGCTAGTCCTGCTTCGTCAAGTCGTTTAAATCTTTCTGGAGGCACTGGCTTTAAAGCCTGTGTAGCATCTTTTCCTCTTAGTTCTGTAGTTCTTTTATTGTATTCTGCTACAGGCAATGCTTTAGAAGGATCAGTATCATTGTATGTAGTACCAGCATTTCCTGGAACTGAAAAATTCATGCCAACATCAGCTACACATCCTACCCAAAATGCTTGAGAAAAGTCGCCTTCAGGCATTAGAACAATTACTTGTGTTCCAATGTCTGGCGGAACTGCCCAAAAGCCGTAACTTTTTTGTGTACTTGCATAGTCTGATCCATACCCTAATCCTGCATACGGAGTTTGTCCTGCAAAAGGACTTGCATACTTACAATTAACTGTTTCGCCTTGCAAACTACCTGTTCTAGTCCTTCTTAAAATTTCAACTTGTAAGCCGCCCATAAAAGTAGTATCAAGATGGTTAACAACTTTACCAAGGTAAACTCCTACAGTATTGCTAGTTCTATCATTAGTTCTTCTATCTTGTGCCATTATACACCTTCATCCACGTTTGTTTCTCCAATGTTATTAACAAATGGTGTGCCGCTAGTTTCTTGAGCATTACCTTTGCCTCCCATTAAGAAACTAATTACTTTTCCGGCAACTGCTTCAATTGAAATATCTTGATTACGTTTTCTAGCTAATTGAAGCGTCTGTTCAAATTTTCCATTATCAAAACTATTACTAACTTGAATAACTTGATATATTCCGCTAAACATTGACACTGGTAAAAAGCCGCCTAACGGATATTTTACATATCCATCTTCTTCATCATAATCAATTGGTGTTCTAAAATTTAAAATAACATATACTTCACCATCCATAGGATTCATGCTACCATCTATAGTTACTGGTAATAGTGGCGAGCTCGGAAGTCCTAAGAAGTTTCCTACTCCAACATCAGATATAAAATATGGGTCGCCGTGTATTTTTAAGTCAACTTGTATTAAATCGTTACCAGAATTAATCATCATATCATTAAAATATCTTGCTGTTCCAGTTTCGGAATCGTCGCCAGCAGCATTGCCGCCGTTTGCACCTTGTTCGTTGTCTGTAGATGATGTATCATCATTTGTTTCACCGCCAGCTGCATTTCCAACAATACCAAAACTTGGATTTGCACCTGTTGTTGTAACAGCATCTCTCTCTTTTGGTCCTAGCCCTAATGCGCCGCCCAAAACTGATGCTAATTGTTTTTGATTTCTTGCAGCTTGCACACCAGTATAGTACATCATATTAAATTTTAAATCAAAATCTATAATATCTTTATTTTGCCCTGTATAGATATAGCTATACGCTTTTGGAGTAAGCAGTTGTTTTATTAATGTTCGTGAAAATCCTGTAAAACCTGGTGCAGAAAAGTTTGAGCCGTCAGTTTTATATGGACGGACTCTGTATACATATAATTTAGGAGATTTACCAGTTATTAAACCTCCTAATAAACCGCCACCATTAAATACTTGAGGTTCAATTCTAAACCACGATTTACGTCCCGAGAAGTCTCCAGGTTTACTTGCAAAATCTCTACCGTATTGTGAAGTAATTAATACTTCTTCAATAATATCTTGTATTTTTGAGCCCTGTTCGAACTGATACACTGATGTATTAGGATTATAACTTATTAAATTACGTTTTATAAAGCCGGGATTGCTTGGATCTTCAGCAAATGACGGAAGTTGATACGGAGTATTACCTAAATTATATTGAGTTCCGGGGCGTAATAATTGAGATCTACCAATTGCATTAATATCTGTTGCTGCTTGTGCTTTTAGTTTATTACCCATAAGAGTTCCTAAACTAAACACTGCTGTATTTTCTGAAACTTTTTCTAATAATCTCGGTGGCGGGCTATTATCACCGCCTACTAATCCTTGATACCATTCATTTGCGGCGCCGCCGACACCTGCAAGTGAGCCTGTTACTGAACTTGCAACTGATGCTAGTCCGTCTACTACTCCGCCAAGTACTCCAAGAATACTTGTGTTAGGAAATTGTATTACATATTCGTCGCCGCTACTTTGTTGAGCAGCTTTTTGTTCAACAGTTACTTGATTTAATGCAGCTGTAAGACTTTGTGGTCCATTTTGTAAAAGTTCAGCTACTGTACGTCCTTTAATTGCAACATCTGTTTTTAATCTTTGCGCTCTATTAGTCATTGCTTTTTCTGTATACGGAACTGCCTGAATATCGTAAGTTGCGCCTGCTTCTGAAACATTCATTTCAGCTTGTACTATTTGTATAGGAAAATGTCGCTGACTAAAGAAAGGAGATTTGACATTTCCGTCATCATCATAACCTATAAATGCAATACTAATTAGAAATGGTGCTTCTAAATAATTTTTATGCCCGGTTACTAATGATGCACTTCTTAAGTTATGAAAAAATTGGCCCATTGAATACGGTTCAATGACTTTAAAGTTAATTGCAGTAGCATTTGAATGTCTTGACTTTGGATTTGGTGCAACTGTATTTTTTATGTTTACATCTTCAATAAAAAATTCTCGTTTACCGTCTAAATCATATAATGATGGAATTGTTGGGCCACCTCCGCCGCCACTTCTAATTATTTTAACTGCTGGTCCAAGTGTTCTATAACTTAGTGGAAAATTAAATTCAATATTAGTAAGGCATCCAAGTGTAAAAACTGGAGCATAACTTGCAAACTGATCTAATTCGTTTCTAAAAGGAAAAATATCGGCGCCATATAACGCACTAGCACCTGCAAGACTTGGATTCTGTAAAAAGTTTATAGTTTGACTAGTTGTACTGTCTCTATCACTTACAGTCGCAGTTCCTCGATTGCCAACAGCATTAACTCCTGGGTCTCCAATTATTATATTACCGCTATCTTCGGGTACAAATGGCATTTAAAATCCTAATTGTCTTGCTAACGAATCGCCCTTAGGCAAAAATATTTTAACTCCAGCAACTAAGTCGTAAACTGGGTCTTTAAGTAAATCAATATTGCGTTGTGCAAAAACCCACCATAGATTCTTTGTTCCGTATAAATCAAATGCTAACAAATCTGGTCTATATGTATATTGTGGTTGTACTTCGTATAATATGTCATCATCACTAACTGGTATTGGCCTAATAGTTAGGATATCTAGATATTCATTATTAACAACACTAGTATTAAACCAAGGACTATTGTTTTCATAAGATGTTTTCATTAAATAAATCCTTTGCCGCTTGAAATATAGCCGCCGTTAACAAATGTATCTAAGCTAAACTTAGTTACCGCTTTTCTACTGTAAGTAGGCTGTACCTGAACGTTAATTTGACTTCTAACCGGAACCCATGTTCCGTTTTCTCCTACGTTACACTGAATGTAATCTACATCGTTTGGCATATCAACTGTAAAGTATGTTACTGTTACAGGAACATCTTTAAATACAAAGTCACCGTACCCGTTTAGCTTTACAACTGGTGGCGGCGAACCTTGGTTGCTGGTTGCACCATATGCCATTTTAGTTACACTTCTTAAATAATGTGTTGCAGCTACCCAATATTCTGCTTCCTTTGCATTTTCTACAAAAAATTCTCCAATCATAGTCAAAGAACTCACTTGACTGTTCTGATAAGCAGGAAAGGGATAATTACTATGTGTAGGATGAAGAGCATTGTAGTTAGCCGTGTGTTCCATAGTAATTTGCGGAGTAAAAGGAAACATAAACCCGTTAGTTTCTAATAACGGCGACATCACTGAACTGTTTTGAAAATTTGGAGGCATAGACAACCTTACTCTCCAATCAAGATCGGTTTGTGATCCCCAGTCAGCTTCAACGAAATTTAAATCGTTTGTTGGAACTGCTCCTGGAGGTAAATTACCTCGGCGCCTTGCACTAGGATCAATTATAACGTTGCTAGTGTTAGAAATTGAGTTACCAGATGACGGATTGCTACCTTGTAAATTTTCAATACTAGATAATGGGTTGTTTGGCATAATAATCTCCTATAGTATTATTTAGTTGACAAAATTATCAGAGTATATTATAATATATACATAACTCCAGGAGAAACTATGAGAAAAGTGAATTACCTTAACAATAAAGACTTACTTAAACAAATACATAAATCAAAGTCAGGATTTTGTAGCTTTATTGATACCGACTACCACCAATTTGACATCATTTTACTAGATGTTGATAAAATTAACATAAGAACCATTGCAGAAGCAAAACGAAACAAAGCAAAACGCTTATCAACTGCTGATTATGAAGCAAGAAGAAAAGCAGGCGAAAAGGTCAAACAAGCCGAATGCGAAGTTGACTATAGAAAAATTACAAAGGAAGAATTAATCTTCCGTATAATGACGTTTGACCATATTCCAGACGAGCCAGGACGAAAAAAGACACCAAAAACAATAGCTGATACAAAAGTTAAACTTAATTTTCCACCTTTTCAACACTATAAGTTTAATGAACACGGTGAATTAATATTAGTAGGCAAAAGTCACTGGGGAGGCGGTATGGACAACGGCGGATTTAGTCTAAGACATGCTAGAGCAACAAATGAACTTGCTCGCATGTGGATGAAATTAGTAGATCGCTATGCAACTAGAGGTAACGTTCGTGGTTATACATATAATGACGAGATGAAAGGGCAAGCAATATTACAACTATCGCAAATTGGCTTGCAATTTGACGAATCAAAGTCAAATAATCCGTTTGCATACTATACTGCGGCTGTAACTAACAGTTTTGTTCGTGTTATCAACTTAGAAAAACGTAATCAAAACATTCGAGACGATATTTTGGAGATGAATAACATGAATCCAAGTTATACTCGTCAACATGCAGGCGAATGGGAAGCTGCTCAGAAGCGTGAAGAAGCTGCTAAGAAAAAAACCACTTGACACTTTAATTAATTTCATGTATAATAATACAAAACTGGAGACTCTAATTTGTTTAAGAAAGCTGCTGTCTTTACCGATATTCACTTTGGTCTAAAAGGCAACTCAAAAGTACATAACGACGACTGCGAAGAATTTGTAGACTGGTATATCGAACAAGCACAAGCTAATGGCTGTGAAACAGGCATATTCTGTGGCGACTGGCATCATAACAGGAACAGTCTTAACCTTACAACTATGGATGCTACTATAAGATGCCTTGAAAAGCTAGGTGCGGCCTTTGATAAGTTTTATATGTTTGTTGGCAACCATGATTTATACTACAAAGACAAACGTGATGTAAGCTCTACTATCTTTGGTAGACATATTCCAGGAGTAACACTTGTTGACGGAATATATGAAGAAGAAGATGTAGTACTTGTTCCGTGGTTAGTAGGTGATGAATGGAAGAAGATGGAAAAGATTAAAGCCAAATATATGTTTGGTCATTTTGAACTTCCTAGCTTTTATATGAATGCGCTTGTTAAGATGCCTGACCACGGTGATCTAAAACCGTCACATTTTAAAAATCAAGAATATGTGTTTAGTGGACACTTCCACAAACGTCAAGTACAAGGTAAGATTCATTACATTGGTAATGCGTTTCCACACAACTATGCAGATGCATGGGATGACGAACGTGGTATGATGATACTTGATAGAGAAAATAATAAAGAACCTGAATATATTAATTGGTGGAACTGTCCTAAGTATCGTACAACTACGTTAAGCAAACTACTAGACCCAAACCAAGACATTATCAAACCTAAGATGTATCTTCGTGTTACACTTGACTTGCCGATTAGTTATGAAGAAGCACAATACATTAAAGAAACTTATATCTCTACTCACAACTGTAGAGAGATAACACTAATCCCACAGAAGCAAATTGAAGAAATTACAACCGACTTAGATATTTCAACTTTTGAAAGCGTTGACGAAATTGTATCAAAAGAAATTAGTGCAATTGACAGCGATAACTTTAATAAAAAAATGTTGCTAGACATTTATAGCGAGCTTTAATGATAAAAGTAAAAGACTTAACCGTAAAAAACTTTATGAGTGTGGGCAACCAGACTCAAGCAATCGACTTTAGTAAAGAGAACTTAACATTAGTGTTAGGGGAGAACTTAGATCAAGGAGGCGACGATAGCGGATCACGTAACGGTACTGGTAAAACTACAATTATTAATGCACTAAGTTATGCATTATACGGTACAGCACTTACAAACATCAAACGCAACAACCTTATTAATAAAACTAACTCAAAAGGTATGTTAGTATCTCTTGATTTTGAAAAGGATGGTATCGACTATAGAATTGAGCGAGGACGTTCTCCTACATTTTTAAAATTCTTTATTAACAATCAAGAACAAGAACAGACAGATGAAAGCCAGGGCGACAGTCGAAAGACGCAAGAACATATCAACACATTACTAGGTATGAGTCATGATATGTTCAAACATATTGTTGCACTTAATACTTACTCAGAGCCATTTCTTGCAATGCGCACTAATGATCAACGTGCTATTATCGAACAATTGTTAGGTATTACTATACTGTCTGAGAAGGCCGACAACTTAAAAGAACAAGTTAAGCAAACTAAAGATTCAATTACACAAGAAACACTTAAAATTGAAGCAATACAATCTGCTAACAGCAAAATTGAAACTACTATCAGTAGTTTGCAAAGTAATCAGAAGGCTTGGTTAGCAAAACGTACTAACGATATAATGAAGCTCAAAGAAGGAATTGCCGAATTAGAGCATTTAGATATTGAATCTGAACTAGACTTACACGAAAAACTTTCAAACTGGACTGAACATAACAATGCTATTTTGGCTCTTAAAAAAGAATTAAGCACATTGGAACCAGCACTACAACGTGCTGACAAGTCTGTTGATAAAGCAAATAAAGACATCGCAGACTTAGAAGATGCTACATGTTATACATGCGGTCAAGAACTACACGCAGACAAAAAAGCAGAGATTGCAGAGCGTAAAACTAAAGAGCTTGAAGACGCAACAGCATATCAAAAAGAAGTAAGTGATAAACTTGTCAATGTTACAAAAGCACTTGCAGAGATTGGTGACATCAATGGTAAGCCTACAACGTTCTACGAAACAGCAAAAGAAGCATACGAACATAGACAAAACGTTGACAGTTTAAAACAGGCTTGGGAATCTAAAAAGTCTGAGGAAGATCCTTATGAATCTCAAATTGTTGAATTGCAAAATAGTGCAATACAAGAAATAGATTGGTCTCCTGTAAATGATCTTACAAGTTACCGAGAACATCAAGACTTCTTACTAAAACTATTAACAAACAAAGATAGTTTTATTCGCAAGAAAATTATTGAACAAAACTTAGCATATCTTAATAACAGACTTACATACTATCTCGACAAGTTAGGGTTGCCACATCAAGTAGTATTCCAAAACGATCTTAATGTTGAAATCACTCAGCTAGGACAAGACTTAGACTTTGACAACTTGTCAAGAGGCGAACGCAACAGACTTATCTTAGGATTGAGTTTTGCATTCCGTGATGTTTGGGAAAGCCTCTATCAAAATATCAACTTGTTGTTTATTGATGAGCTGATCGATAGTGGTATGGACACTGCTGGCGTTGAAAGTTCTTTAAGTGTTCTCAAAAAGATGACTAGAGAACGTAACAAAAATATTTTTCTTATATCACACAAGGACGAACTTATAGGTAGAGTAAATCATATTCTTAAAGTTGTTAAAGAAAATGGATTTACA